TAGGGATGAAACATTATCGCCACTACCTGTGGCGTTTAATATTGTGTTCGAATTAAAATCAATAGTTTTATTAGTAAGAGTCTGTGCATCACTTGTGCCAACAACAGAACCAGTAACACCGTGAACACTACTCGATGCAGCCATATGATTCTGTGGCTCTTGTAAATCGCGAGCAGTAATCATATGTCTTACTTCAGAACCAATAGCGTGTGAAACAGCAGAGGTTCCATCTTGTGCTCTAGTAATATTAACAGTTGTACCAGCATCTAAAGAAAGAGCAGTAACAATTTCTTCATTAGTAGTATCTGGTTCTATTACTAAAGTGAAAGGGTAAGCAGGAATACCTGTAAGGTTATTCAACTGCATTGTGGTAACACTTGAGTTCATAGCAAGAGCAAGTGTTTTAGCGTCTAAGGTTGAAGTATAATTTCTCATTTGTTATGACTCATATTTTTCAAGATACATAATTGCTTTCTTTAGTATGTCTGGACTATCTTTTAATAATCCAATTCCTGTATTACATTTATGACATAAAATACCACGTTTTGCTTTACTTATATGATTATGGTCTGCGTGCCAATCAACTGCTCCAGATTCATCAGTACCACAAATAGCACAACAGTAATTTTGTTCTGCAAATTTTGCATTAAAATCTTCTTGAGTAAATCCAGAATACTTAAACCTATTCCAGTTTTTAATTTTTTCTCTGTATTTTTTTAACTGCGTTTCACTTGGTTTCCATAATTTAATACATTCTCTACATTGATTATGTATACCTAAAGGAGCATTTTTGCTTTTATTAAAAGACTTGATGTCTTTTTCTATTTTACATCTGCTACATTTTTTAGTCATATCAACGAGTATAGTGAACCCTTATAGGATAACGGTCTCTCAGTTTTCTTGACTCCTCATCTAATCTTTGTGTATACAAAGCCAACAAGTATCTTGCAGCATTAGTACCAGCATTAGAAGGAATCTTATTTGATTGAATATCTGCTTCTGGTGCTGTCAAAGTTAAGCGACCAGGGTCAATCATTGAAGCCATACGATATGCTGCACCGTAAACAATTACATCTTTACAAGACAAAGGCAACCCAGTAACATCCTCATAATCGTCTTGGTCTATTTCAAAAGTATCAGGGTTAGTTGTGTAAAACACTTGCACTGTTCTTCCTGGAACAATGGTGTCATAGATTGATAAAGAAATGTTTGAGTTAAATTCTGTGGTGTTAGCCATTGGGTCTATACGCCAAGACCTAACAGGATACCATTCCTCGGTTGGTCCAATGGATTGCCAAGCAACAGCCAAAACTTTTTCAACACCATCAGGTAAAGCGTAAGTTATTTGTGCAGGTGTGTATTCAAAAGTGTATGTGCCAGTACCAAACAAAGTATCACCAACAGCACGAACAGTGTCATTAATTGCTTTCTTAATATTGTTTCTAGGATAAGTTGGTTTAACAATAACTTGTGTACCAGAAGTGTGAGAAGACTTTGTTGTACCCAAATATCCTCTACCGTATGGTGGGATGGTGATAACACCTGTTGACTTGTTGTATGAGTCAACCCAAATAAGTTCGTCATCTATTTGAATCATACCTTTAGCAACATTGTCTGCTGATGCTAAAGTCATACTTGTAGCAGTTGAGGTCACATTAGCAGTTAAATGTGTTGACCTGTCTTGACGTAAAGTGAAACCTTGAAGGTTTAACGCTACCTCATCAACCAGTTCTTTAAACGTTGGCATTATTCTTTTGCATCCATTCTAAATTATCTATCAATCTTTTCTCACTAGGATTACCTTGCACTGCTTTAATTCCGTATTCAATTGCTTCATCTTTTTTACCAAGATACCAGCCAGATATGGCTAGTAAATCAAAACATTTCCAATTCCAAACATCATCATTAACAAGATAATGTTTTTCCTTAGTTAAAGTATTAACCTTAATTGCAGAGTCCCAGCAACCTTGCCAGTTCTGTATCTCATAATTAAACTGTGCTAACGAATACCAGGCTTCTAATTGGTCTGGTGCTTCTTTCACACCTTTAACAAACCAGTCCCTTGCCATTTCTTTATTGTTTAAGTTAACAAAAGCCTGTGCTGCTGCCCTGCAAGATGCGGCACGTTCAATGTACCAACCACCTGCTTTAAGCATTTCCTCTGCAGATTCAATAGTTTCTCTCCACTTACTGTGAAAAAAATATTCTCTGCAAAGATAAGCCCACATTCTTGCATCATTAGGTGCTTCAGCAACAGCCATCTTTAACATTGGCAAATACTGTGACCGAGACTTATTGTCATCAGGTCTGTGTGCAACAGTTAAATCTAAAGTAATACTTTTCTCTTCACCACCAAAGAAGTCACCATAATATTCTGTGACCTCGTGGCAAGGTTTAACCCAACGGTAACCGTGCCTGGAATGAAAACGATTATTGTTTTGCCACTTGTATCCTGTTTCCCAAGTTAACCAAATACGGTTAACATCAGGTGTCCAGTTCTGTCTTACGACATCAAAGAATCCATCTTGCGGAATCTCATCCATATCAAGGGAAAGACACATATCAACATCAGCAGGTAACAAAGCAAGAGCAGCGTTACGCGCATCATCAAACCTGAACGGTTGAACCGATATTTGATGAACGATAACATTAGGTGCCCCTTGTAGTAACTGAACTGTTTTATCTGTTGAACCAGTATCAGCAACCAGTCTTATGTCTGCATCTTTGGTTGCTTCCAACCAGCGCATAACGTGTTTCTCTTCATTTAAAGCAATTGCGTATACAGCGATTTTCATATCGTCCCCAATATGTTATTTGTTACATTCCACCAAGAAATAATACAACTGGAATAGCATCAGAGCCAGCACCAGTTGCTCCAGTAACACCAGTTGGTCCTGTTGCCCCAGTAGCACCAGTAGGTCCAGTTAAACCAGTCGGTCCAGTACTTCCTGTTGGTCCTGTACCACCTGTCGCACCTGTAACCCCTTGAATACCCTGCTCACCCTGAGGTCCAGTTGGACCTGTTGAACCTGTCGGTCCAGTCGCACCAGTGTCACCAGTGATACCTTGAATACCTTGTTCGCCTTGGGGACCAGTAGCACCAGTTGAACCAGTTGCTCCTGTAGGACCAGTATCGCCAGTTGCGCCTGTAGCACCAGTAACACCTTGTAAACCTTGAGGACCTGTCGGACCTGTTTCACCAGTTGCACCAGTTACTCCTTGGATTCCTTGGTCACCTTGAGGTCCTGTTGCTCCTGTTGGTCCAGTTGCTCCTGTATCGCCAGTAAGACCTGTGGAGCCAGTAGCCCCTGTCGGACCAGTAGGTCCAACATCACCTTGCGCACCTGTGGGTCCTGTGCTTCCAGTAGGACCTGTTGAGCCAGTCTCACCTGTTGCTCCAGTAGGTCCTGTAGAACCTGTTTCTCCTGTTGCACCTGTAACACCTGTACTTCCTGTAGCCCCTGTAGGACCTGTTATAGAGGCACCTGTGGCACCTGTAGCCCCAGTTGGACCAGTGACTGTAGAATCAGCACCAGTAGGACCAGTGGCACCTGTAATAGCAGGACCAGTAGAACCAGTAACACCAGTTGGTCCAGTAGGACCAACATCACCTTGAGAACCCTGAATACCTTGAACACCCTGAGCACCAGTGGGACCAGTCGGACCTGTAGGTCCAGCAGGACCTAACGGACCCTGAGTTCCATCAACCTCAATAAGAATATTATTAGGGTCAGTAACACTGACCTCACTAATAGTTTCTTGTATTGTAATCTCAGTTGCCATTTAGCGAGTGACCTCTCCTCTGACAACAAATTTTCCTTCAAGAACCCTAGTGACAACACTGTTAGCAGTTTCAGTTAATTCTAAATCATAAGTATGACGACCAGCAGGTAAATCAGTAGTGTTCGCTGCTGTTAAAGATAAAGTTACAGTACCATTTGAAGAAAAAGATATTCTACTATTAGCAGTAGTTAATTCAATAAGAACAGTGCTAGCGTTAAGAAAAGAACGAACTTGCATTTTACCTGTATAGTTGCCAACTAAGTTCCAAGGAGTACCATCAGTTTTAATTGTGAAAGTTAAACTGAAAGTAGAACCTTGGTCACAGACCATATTGTATCTACCTGACATTATTTCTTCTTTCTTGCCACAGCAGCATTATCTACTAGGTTTGGATACTTTCTACCAGCAGCCTTAGCGCGAGCCTTAGCACTTTTAATTTGTGTTGGAGTTAGTTTCTTAGAAGTTTTCTTAGGGTTCTTTTTATCCCAAAATGCTTTCTTTTTCATCTGCAGTTACAGTCCCACGCTCTTAAAGATTTGTTTATACGTGAATTAGGGTCACGCGCCGTTTTAGAAGAAGTACGTTTAGACTTCATACCACACATACGACTACAAAAAGACTTACGTCTTGCTGCAGATTTAGGTGATTTTTTGGCTTGACCTGCTTTGACAGGAGGTTTAAGATTCCCACCAGTTGTTTTATTGTATGAAGCACGACCTTTGGCGTTTAGTCCGCCTTTAGGGTTCTTTCCTTCTTTACGTGTCCAAGCAGGTGATTTAGCCATTTAGTTAGGTGTTCCGAATTTCTTAGTCTTTGTGTTAAACTTTTGTTTAAAAGTTTTACCACTCTTTGCACGTTTTGGTTGCATATTTCTTGGAACAGAAACTCCTGCACCCAAGTTACTAAACATTTTACTTTTAGGTGCTCTTGCTGCTAATGCTTGTTGAACAGCACCAGTAGAACGTTTAGCAGCAACTTTCTTTACAGTTGATTTTACAGGACCAGCCATAACTCTAGCCCTTTTGGTTCCCATAACTCCACCAACAGGTTGGGTTGAACGAGAAGCACCAGCAGTAGCCTTGGCTACTCTTTTTGCTCCGTACATACGTTTTACTGCTTCTTGGTATTCTGCACTCTTACGAGTTTTTGCAGCACTAAGAGCCTTATTCATACCCATTTTTTTAATTTCATCAATTGTTGATTGTTTAACTTTAATCTTTGCCATAGTTATTTACCCTTTGGTTTTTTTGGAACTGCTTTTTCAATGCTTGATGGCTTTGGTGCAATTGGCATACCCATTGGGTTATTACCTTTAGCGTTAGCCATAGCGTGTTCTAGATTAGGATAGTTACATCCACAAGTTGCGCACATTATCTTTTCTTCTTTCCTTTAACTTTTTTTAAATTAGGATTTGCTTTCTTAGCAGCAGGTGAAGCCTTACGTGCACCAGCAGCAAGAATTGCGCCAGCAGATTTCATACTCACACCTTGTTTCTTAGCAATACCCTTTTGGGCAGCCTTAAAACCCATACCTTTTTTAGCCTTCATTATTTCTTCTTACCCATTTTTTTCATCTTAGCCATATTCTTCTTTTTCATATCGGCTTTTTTCATATCCATCATTTTTTTGCCTTTAGGCATTTTTTTACCGTACATCATATTATGCTCCGTATGCTCTTCCAGTTTTGTTTGATATATCTATTGCCTTACGAATATCTTTCGTCTTAGTGGTATCAGGTTGAATACCCTGTGCCCTAGCCGAACGATACAACGCAAGTTCGTTATCCCACTTCTTTGCTGACATTGTCAATCTAGTGGATGCTTCTCCAGCGTTCAAATCAACAGTAGAAGCCTTGCAACCAAAACATCCTTCAATGAACTCTGGATGTTTTCTAATTCTGTGTAAACTCATTCTTGGTCCCTAACACTTTCTCAATTCTATCAATGGCATCCTTTAAAGATGAACCACCATTATGACTTAATTCACCGTCAAGTCTATTTAATCTTTCCATTACACTTGGAACAGGGTCTCTACCTGGACCACCAGGCTCGCCTTCCCAATCGCGGCGAAATTTTTCCAACCATTCCATCATAGAACGAATCTTTCTCAGAGAAGGGGCAATCACAAAATATACAGAAGCAAGCGCACTTGCAGTCGCACCTGCGACTAGAATATTGTTTATCATCCTTCAAAGTTACTTTCAGTAATGCCGATGCCAGCGTTAATAAGTGCAGTCTTTTGTGCTTGTGTGACATCATATTCGTGCCCTCCTGCATAGTACTCACTAGCAGAATCTATTTGGTCTGTTGATGGAACTCTTAACTTGTAATACTTATTACCAATTTTTAATACACTAATACCACGAGTTAACTTGTAACGATAGAATAGACCAAAACCTGCTGGTCCTTCTTCAACTGTGGGTGGAAAAAATATTGGCAATTTAAAATCCTTTGAATAAGAGTAGCCCCCACTTGACGCGAGGGCTACCGTTAAATGAATCTAACTATGCAGCGTTAATGCTGGATGAAGATTCAATTCTGTATAAGGCTTCTTCGCGATAACGCTTGAATCCTAATACTCCGTACCAACCAATTGGGCGCAAGCGCATCAATTTGTCAGTTACGTTTCCAATCACTACGTGTGGTTCTTCAGCAACTGCTTCAGCAAGTGCTTGTTGACCAGCAAGGATTGTACGGAACACGCGTGCACTTGAACCACCATCGGTGGCGTTGTACATACGTGGTGATTCGATGAAGTATGCACCTTCGAATGTTCCAATTTCTCCTGCCCAAATTTCGGCATTTGATTGGTATTCGTGTGGCAATCTCCAAGAAGCAGAACCTGTTTCAGCACGTAAGTCGTGTGAAACTTCTGGGTGTATTGCACACCAGTATAGGCTGCCCTTACGAGCAACTGCTTTACCTGCACGTAATTTAGCAACTGCAAGACGGATGTCTGCTGCTTTCAAGGTATGTGCGCCAGTAACGTTTGTTGTTGCTGTTGCACGAGTTCCTGATGCGTTGCTTGCGTAGATTACGTTTGTTCCTGCACGAAGTTCTGTTTGAACAATTTCGTCAATGGAATCTGCCATATTGAACGCAACGATATTTGCAATCGCTGGGTCAACTTCAGCAAGTGACATTAATTGCAGTTTGCGAGTGGTTAGAACTGCGTTACCGTATTCGTTAAGAACAACAGTTACTGCAGTTGGTGCACCAATTGCTACTGAATCTGGGTCAACTTGTTCTGATAGAGCAGTTGTTGCCTTTGATAGGTCGCTGTAGATTTGGAATACTACAGATGAACCTGGCATTGATTGGCGTGCTGGACGTTTGTCAGCGACTGAACGTAGTAATGGTTGAGAGCGAAGTGCGAACTCAACTAGACGGTCATATGCTTTTTGTACGAGACCTGCACCATTAGATGGTGTAAAGGTACCTACGTTGTCAGCACTTGTATATTGACCGCCACCAAGACCACCGTTTGTTGTTGCTGTTCCGCCAGATAACGCTGTATATACGTTAGGCATTTCGGTTTATTTCCTTAGTTAGTAGTTAAGCCTAAATCTCTCCGCCTTGTTGGAAAATCATATTTGTGATTTCATCAGCAGATTCTGCATTTTGTAATCTCAAAAATAAATCATCCACACCAGCAGGAGACTGGGCATTAGATGTAACAGCATCAATTTGTCTAAGTGTTGCCAAATCTGGCTTCACATCAGCGGGCGTTTGTACTGTTAAACCAAAGACATCAGCATTATCCGAAATCCAATTATCTACTGCTTCAGGTGAAGCATCAATATCGGCTGGAATAAATTTGGCTATCTTTGGGCTAACGCCCTTACTTTCAAGAACTGACTTAATAACGTTTTGACGTTGCTCAGTCTTAATCGAAGAAAGTTGTCCTTCCATTTCGGAAAGCATCTTTGATTTATTCTTTAACTCCTTACGAAGTTGTTTTAATAAATCGCTTTCTGATTGTTGACTAGGGATAACATCTTCTTCGTCATCTTCCCAGTCTTGATAGTTGTTGCTCATCGCAACGCTCCCATTCTTTTGTTGTTAGTCGCAAGCCTCACGTTAAATTTGGGGTAATTCTCTGTGGCTCTTGCTGCCAGTCTTGTTACTCTCGTAGGGGCTGGTGGGTCCTACTGAGGGTCTATTGTTAGAACGAACCTGATGTACCTTTGGCTAGACCAGCAGTTGAAATACCTGCTTGTCCACCAAATGTGGCTCTTTCTCTCTCTTGTAATTTTTTACGTCTTTGTGATTGTAAACCAAAAAAGGCTTCTTGTTGAAGTTCTTCTGCCATCGGTGCTTGTTCAGTACCGTATATTCCACCAAGTCTTTCGGCTTCTCTTTGGGTTTGAGCAAGTGTACTAAATCCTGTCTTAGCAACACCATAAACATCAGATACATTTTGTGCTTCTAATTGCTTCTGTAGTGATTCAACGCCAGTTTCAGCAATTGTTACATCAGCAAGTGCAGCACCAGCGCGTAATTGTGCTTTCTTTAATTGACGTTCTAATGCCATTGATGAAGTCTCACCAGTTAGTAAAGCAGATGCTAATTGTGTACGTTGTAAGTTAGGGTCTGCAACACCAAAGTTACTAAAGTATTGGTTTACTTGTGCTTTTAATGTAGGGTCAGCATTATCAATCTTATTGAATACGTTTTGGATTCTGTCTTGTACTTCTTGTGCAGATACTGCACCAGCAATAAAAGCATCAGTTGTATTTTTGCTAACAAGGTCTTGAAGATTATTTGCTAGTAAAAGATTACGATATGTTTCCTCTGCTGCAAGATATTCGTCAGGCTGGTAAACTCCTAAACCTTTTTTAATACGTCCTTCGTTACCTTTAAATCTTTCTTTATACGCTTGAGTATTACGTATAGAAATTCTGGCTTCAGCAGGGGTTAATCCCTCTTTCATAAATCTTTCTACTTCAGCAGCAAGTGTTGGTAAACCACGTTGGGTAAATTCATCAGCAAGTATCTGAAATGCAGATTTACGATTTGCTACTTCTATATCTCTTTGATACTGAAGCGTTGGGTCCTCTACAGCAGCAACTTGTCTTTCGCTGAGTTGTCTTTCTAAATCTGCAATTCTTTGTTGGTCAGGAGTTAAACCAGTTTTAGATTTATCTGTTTTAGGAGTTGTAGTTTTAGTAACTGGTTTAGGTGCAGTAGTTGTTGCAGTAGTGGTAGTTCTACCAGGAACGTAAGATGAACCCATTACACCTGGTTGAGTTGTAGGAACCTTTGGACCAGCAGGTGTTGCGTATTGTTGAACGGCTTTAGGAGCAGGTGGTTTAGGAGGAGTAGGTAATGCTGGACCAGGAACTTTTTTAGGTGCCATTTACATCAATCCAAAATCTTGCAAAATAGTAAGAGCATAGTTAGATGCTTCTTCTCTCGCATTGTTAGTATATTGCCATTGTGGGTTATTACGTAATGATTTTTCAAACTGATATAAAGGAACTAAAGCGTCTCCAGTTAAAGCACCTTGAATATCTGGGTCATTATCTATTCTAATTCCAGCAGGATTAAGTTCTAATAACTGTGCTTTCTTAGCAACATATTCATTAGCAATATCTTTAACAGTTAATCCTTGTTCTAAATATGGAGTTAATGCTCTGTATTTAACTTTAGCAAGGTTATTGATTTTAGTTTGTACGTTTTCTAAACCATTTTTAGAACTAACACTATCAAGAACTAAACTACGTAATCCTGCTTTATCAAGTTGAATACCATAGTTACTTGCAAGAGCATTAATAGTTCTATAGTTACTTCCTAAAGCGCCACCAACATTTTTAATACCTTCAGCAGTAACATACTTACCAATATACTTAAGTGCTAGTTGTTCTTTCTCATCAGCAGTTAATCCACCAGCAATAGTTTCGCCAGTTCTAGATATTGTTGGACGCTTACGTTCTAAAGAATTAAGTTCATTAACATATGCTTTAATGTCTGCTTTATTTATAGCAATACCAGAACCAAGATAATCTTTAGCAGTATCTAATAGTTCTTGAGCAGCCCTATTTTTATCAGTAACTGTTGCAGTGGAAGTTGCTCCACCTTTAGTCTTTGTTTGACCAAGATATGAAAATAAACTCCAACCACCTTCACCAATTTTTTCTAATCTATTGTTTACAGATGATAAACTACCCTGAACCTTTTCAACATCTTTTAAGAAATCAGGGTTAATAGAAGCATCAATAATGTCATAGCCAAGTTGTTGTTTAATTGCTTTAACAGCATTTGGGTTAGCATATAAACTTCTTAAAAAATCATCTGTTTTCTGCCAAACATATTGACCTGATGTAGAATCATATACTTTATAGTAAGCATTAGTAGGGTCATTTGACCTATAAAATTGACCTGCATTACCTGCAGATTCCTGTACGGTTTCCTCACCTAAAGGTGCGTCATATGCCACTTATTAAACTCCTAATTGTTTCTTAACAACAGTATTAATGATTCTTATAAGACCTGCATCATTTGCAGCAATCTCTAATGCTTGTTGCATAGCGTTATTACGTATTAAACTTCTACGTTGAGAAGCATCTACAGTTCCATCAAACATCATCGCTGTAGCGTTATTTGCTTGTTGTACAAGATTAACTATATCTACAACTTTTTGTGAATTTGGAGTCTTAGGAACATCACCATTGTCAATCATTCTGACAAGTTCTTCCCAAGCAGCAGTTGTATCTGCAGCGCTTCCATAATTCTCTAGTGCTTTTTGCAAGTAGTATTTACCTTTAGTAAACTCTTGCATATCTAAAGTCTTTTGCTGACGGATAACTGCACGTATACTTTCTGGTGCATTTTCAATCTTTGAATCCCATTCATCGCGTTTAGCGTAGTATTCATTCAATTGTTCTTGAGCAGTTACTTTAGTCATAAATTCTTCTACTGGAATCTTGTCAATAAATCCTTCTCTTTGGAAGAATCTAGATTCATCAATAGCAAATGTACCTGTATTAGGTACAAAGAAAGCAGAACCCTCTGGATATTTATTAACTAATGCTTCATTCTTACGTAACCAAGCAATAGCATCTGTAGTTTGACGAAGACCAACAATAGTATTTCTTTCAGTCTGGGCTATTGTGTAAGCAAGTACACCTGGCTTAGCCTTAGCCCATTTCATATTGGCTTCACCCCAAGGGTCTGTTGAACCTTGAAGGGTTAGTTCTTCTACTGTTTTATAAAATTCAGATTTAAAGTTAACGTTACCTAAATCTTTTAGTGTAGCGCTAACGTCTTTACCTGCAGACGCACTTAATGCAACTGGAGATACTAAACCTAATACAAATCTTGTAGTTAATATGTTAGATGCTAGTGCTTCTAAGTTTTGTTGAAATTCTAGTTTTTCTTCAGGTGTAGCACCTATGTCTAAACCTTCACCATTTGCAACAAGGTAAGCATAGGCTTGTCTTTGAGCAGAAGCCATTTCACCGTTAACATCGTTAGGAGACATAAATGACATAATACGTTTGGCAACTGGAGGAAGAATAACATCTTTATATGTTGCGTTCTTGCTCATTTCGCCAAGAGTTACACCAAGTAATCTATCTCTAATGCCCCAAAAATTAGGTGCGTGTTGTTGTAAAACAACCATTGAGATACCAGCAAGTGGACCTGAGAATGTAGGTATTGCTGATTGTGGGTCTAATGATGGTGATAAGAACTTAACTTTACCACTAAATTGTAATGATTGTGGTAATTTAAGATTTGATTTACCATCAATAAATCTATGTGCTATGGATATAGCATTATAAATTATATCATCACCAGGAAATACAAAGTATAATTCGCCTTGGTCGTCTTCATAAATAAAGCCTGAGTGTTCTAAACCTTGAGTTGCTAATCTTAAACGAATAATCGCATCTGTTTGCTGAGTACCTATTCTATAGGCACGTCTCCAGAAGTCTTCTGTTGCACGATAAAAACGAGCAAAGTTACGTAATCCAAATGCAAGATTAGTTCTAATTAATGGATTATCAACAAAGTCTAATGTACGCTTACCTGCTGCATCTGTTGCTAAATCACTAGCATACTTTCTAGCAATTTTATCTGCAGCCTCTGGACTCATACCATTTTTAATTAAGGTATTACGCTTTATGTTTTCTAAGTTTCTGTACTCTTTACGATAAGTATGATAGTTAGCAGTAAAGATAGGTTCCCTGGTCATTGTGGATATTTGACGGTCCATCCAGGCATAGCCTTTTCTATTTATAGCATCAATCAATCCACCTTGATTTTCAGCAATAGGAATCCACTTTTGACTTAAGACAGTAACAGGAAGGTCTTTGCCTTTCATTAGACGCAGTTTTTCCATATCAATATCTGGAGTCCACTTGTCAACTATCTTACCGTTTTTGTCTTTACCTCTAGTGTAAACAAGTTTAACTAAATCAGGGTTAACTTCACCTTTTGCATTAGTAAAGGTTTGACGAGTAGCAAAGTAAATAGATGATGCTAATTGACTATTAGTAACGTTAGCATCTACGTTATTAGTAAATGCGCTTGCTAAAGTTGTATTCTTATCTAATTCTTTACGTATTTCCTCGATAGCCTTTTTAGGGTTATCAATATATTTAATTGCAAGTTTAGATGTATTACCTGCTACTCCTGCACGTTTAAACATTTCAACACCAAGAGCCATATAGTAAGCATCTGGTTGGTCTTGTAGTTTAATTTCTACAGCAGGACCTTCTGAAGTAAATTCTTTCTCAAACTTTTTTCTATTCATACTAAAGGCTAAAGAAGGACCTTGTTCTGGTATTACAACTGCTCCAGCGCCATATCCCTTGGCAGCAGCACCACTAATATCTGTTGATGCTGTAACTGACATAGTTGCTTCTTTATAGCCAGTTGAATCATATCCAAATCTAACTAAATCTTCAGTATCTTTAGTAAATTGTTGGTCTAAAGAACGATTAAATCCAAATCTACCTTTTTGTATAGCAACATTGGTTTGAAGGGCTACGTTTTCTATGCTTGAATCTTTGTCAATGCTTTCTTTAATCTCTTTAGTAAGATTTGGTTTAAACATAGCATAGTAAACACGAGTAGGACCACCAACGCCTTTACTATCAAAAAACTTAGCATCAGAATCTTTAACTATTCTTCCAGCGCGGCTAGTTGGATAACCATAACGTATTAAGTTAACTAATGTTTTAGGTGTGGTAACTAAACCAAATACACCTATTTCTTCAATAGCAGAACGAATACCTAAACGTGGGACAAGTGTTAAAAAAGCCCAAGTACTTACAACTGCATCAGCGTATTTATTATTAAACACTTGACCAAGAGAACGAATCTTAGCCCCTCTAGCACTATAAACCTCAGAACGAATAGCACGAAGGTCTGGAGTGTTTAGTTCAAAAGATAATTGATGCTCCATCGCTGCAGCAGCCCTATCAGAACCTAACTTTCCAGGGTTAAAAGTAATTGGTCTTCCTGTGCTTTTAATAGTTTTTAATACGCCACCAGTAGACCTATAAGCATTATCAAGAAATTTACGCATATCTTCTGGCATTGATTTATACAATGCAGCATCTATGTTTTGTTCTAATGCGTATTCTTGAGTTCCTGCAATTTTGTCAAGTTTATTCATTATTCTGGCACTATCCATACCTTGGAATAATCCAAGTTCATCAGATATTGCAAATACTAAACCTTTATGAATGTTTCTACGTTGAGCAACACTAGCAGTTGTCCATAATCTACCTAGTTCATCAGCATCTGGACGAGACATACCAGCAATACGACCTAAAGATATAACATCCTTAAGGGATTTTAAGCCTTCGTCTACTTCTTTACCGTCTGGACCAATATATCTAGCAATTTTAATAGTCTTTGCACTAGGGGCTATCTCAATAAAGCGTGCAAATCTACTTGCTTTGCTAGCAGAATCTTTAATTGCTGCAGTTAATTGTTCTTGCGCTACTTTATCTTGAAGAAAATCTGGTCTAGCAATAGTTTTTAATAATGTTTCGCTAGTTATCCCTGCAGCAGTAGCACCTTTTTTAGTTGTGCTAATCCCTGTTGTTCTAAGCATAGCATTTTTAATTTCGTTTTTATACCCACGAAAAATGCTATAGGTAGGAATAACGTCTTTACCTAATACTTTTTTACCGTTAGTAAGTAAACTAAAGTTTTCTGCATCTTGAAAAAATTTCTTAGCAGCATCAGCATTGAATACTTTTGCTTTAACCATAGCCTGAACTACATCAGGTCTTATGTCTTTGCCAAATTGTCTATTGATAATACCAAAAGCCTGGTTTGCTTCTTCTTCTGTTCCCTTAGCAAGACGCTCTACTTGAGCACCAATGTTATCATAAAATCTAGTTACTGCTTTTCCAAATAATGGATGAGTAAAAGCATCTGAAATCTTTGCACTTAAGGCTGCTTCACCAGTAATGGTTCTTCCTAAACCACCAAGTGTTGCTGCACGAGTTACTCCCAGTGCACCAATCTTTGCTACTTGAAAAGGAAGAGCAACATAAGTTAGTGGGTCAAATATAATATTGTTTGCTAAATCACCAACAGCAGATACAACGCCAAAGGCTGTACGTTTAGCAGTTCCGTATTCGCCTGGTTTAACTCTAAGACCAAAGATGTCATAAGCAATATCTCTACCAAGAGAAATCTTAGCCATATTGTAATCGCCAAGAGCCTGTTGCATTGTTTTATTATTTTCAACATCAAGGTAATCTTGATATGCTTGTACTTCTGCAGCGTTAGCCATATTAATGTTGGCTAGTATTTCTCCAGAACTTTTACCCATAGATGCCATCTTGGCAACTTTAGCAACTGCAGGTGCATAAAAAGCATCAACTTTTTGTACACGGTCCCTATCAAAAAATGCTTCTCCGTTGCCTTTTGTCATATCCCAGGCTTTAGAGAATGAAATCTTTTCTTGTTGTGCAAACTTAGCACCACGATATACGCCAGTAATTAAGTTAGCGTAACTTCTTAAACCTTCTAATGATTGCTTAATGAAACCTTTTTTTTCTGGTTGAGGTAAAAAAGGTGCATTAGGATTCTGTTGAGCAATAATGTCTTGAATATTCTTATCAAGTTTGTTAAATTCTTTATTTGCTAAGATAGGGTCGTTGAAACTGTATAAACGTTGATTAACATTTTGAATACCAGCCCAACCATTAAGTTCAGCAGTTTGAGCAGGGGTAGGGCTAAACTTAGTTACAGTTTTATACAGTTCTGCTGAATAATCTTGTATTTCTTTATTATCAGCCATTACTGTCCTTGTAATAAGGCGTTTTCGTAAATTGCTTTTACTTCTCCTGAAGCATCAGCGTTAACCATACGTCCTAAAATATCTGTTAATGTTTCTGGTTCTGGATTAAGGTTGCCAAAGATTTCTGGTCCTGGTCCTTCACCAAATGGTAAACCTACTTCAGCAGGTTGGTCAGGATATTGCGTTTCAGCAGTTAGTGGAACAACAGGAGTTTTAGGAGCAGCAGTTGCTGTTTCAATCTTAGGTGTTTTAACACTTCCAGCCATAGGGCTTATTCTTTGTTGTTCTAGTAATGCTTTACCTTCGCCGTACTTTTGTGATTTCATTTCACGAATAGGCTGAGTTGTACGGCTAGAAATATTTCTATCAGTACGTTTGGCGTTTCTACCTACGCCTGAGACTACTTCGTTAGCCATTTAAATTCCTTAAATTTATAATTGTCCTAGTAATGCTTGAATATCCATTTGTCCTTGCATTTGTAACGCTTGCTCTGGTGCTGTTGGAGAAGGACCCCCTGGAGGCGCTTCAACTGGAGCAACAGGGACAGGTTGCTCGCCAGGAGCAGTCATCTCAGCAGGGGGAACTTGAGGGGCTGGTTCTGGGGCAAAGACTTTTTGTACAGCATCTTCGATGTTTGTACCTTTTTGTCTTTCCTTTATAACCTCAGCGATGTTATTAACAAGTTGACTTGGGTCTTGTCCCTGTGCTGCTAATTGTGGAATTGCTTGTGCTAGTGAAGCAACTGATGCGTTTAAGTTATCACGCATACGTTGAACATCTATTTGTTGTTGTTCTCCGCCTACGTTCATTGACCAAGGAAGTTCGCGCATTACGAAGTCTCTTGATATTAAATCTGCACCTAGTGCTTGTAATGAGAAGATTAATGCTCTACTTGGGTCAAGTCCTGACATCAAACCATAACGAACTTGAACTGTGTAGTCCCCACGAATGTCTCTACTTGGGTCATAACTTAATTCAAATCTTGCACCACCAGATGTGGCTGCAATTTTCTTTTCACCTGCAAATAGTCTTTCGTCCATCTTAAGACATAATGCAATTACGTCTTCAAATACATCTGCCAAAATTTGTTGACCAGTTTTAACCTGGGTATCAAATGCGCCTAATAAGGCTTGTACACCTTGTCCTGTTACAACGCTAGCGTTAATAACACCAGAACGTCCTTCAGGATAACGTGCGCCAAGACGCATTTCTCTTTGTAATAATTCTGCTTCAGTAAACGCAGCAGGTGGAACCTCTAAGCCTACACGGCGAATGTTCTGCGGTTGAGCAGTTCTTAACACAGCGTCTGGACCAAAGGCAAATTCTTGTACGTCATTTGGAACTGCTAATGGAGCATTAATAGATTTCTCTGCTGCATCCATCGCTAACTGTGCAAATCTGGCGCGTGCTATTTGAACCCAAAGAACATCATCAAATTGACCTCTTGGTTCATTGTCAATTCCTGGGCGCATAGCAACGCGAACCATTACTTCACCCATTGGGTTATCAGTACTGGTTAAAACTAAATTACTTCTAGTAGGTAAATACAAAAGGATAACATCTTTATCTTCATAACGAATCATTTCTAATTCGGAATAAAGGTCAACCTCATCCATCTTGTATCCGTTAAGAATCTCTCTTTCAAATTCTGGAAACTCTGTAATGAGTTCTGCAATAGTTTTAACATAACGTTTAGTAAATGAAACAACTTTGCCATATCTATCAAATTCAGGATATGAACCAATAGGGTTTTCTACACGTATACGTGGAAGATTGTTTTCAAAGTCTGCTTCAATAACAACAGGTAAGAAACCATAGGTACCGTACCAATCAGCGCCTGTGTACATTTGAGTTTGTAGACGTGAGTGTTGAACATAGTTATTAACAATAAGGGTTCTGGTATCTGCTGATTTTTTAGCACGGTCAGAATTAGTGTTAGTTGTTGTACAGTTAAAAGAAGGTAGTGGTGCTAGTACTTCGGAAACGTCTCTTGCTGCTACGTCTACGAAGTTTGCAATCATAGCCTTAGTTGCACCTTCAGGAAACATTTCTGGAAATACGTTAACAAGGTTTCCCCTGCGTACTTCTAGAACGTCACCCATACGAGCATCGCGTGCAGCGTTGCGGCGTTTAAGCGCTTCTACCTTTGTTGCTATTTGTGTTATATTAAGAGCCACTAATTTCCTTATTGGTAAAATACTTCTGCTTGTTGTTCGGCAAATGCCTCATCTAAATCAATTACATATCTTGCATTAAGTTGTCTTCTGGAGTGCCATCTACTATTAGTAAACTGGGTAAGATGGTTTCCACGTTCTAACCACTCACGTATAACAATTTCGGTAAACCATAAAGCCATAACACAGTCAGTAGGTTGACGTTTACGCGCTTCTGGTTTCCAAGTTATTAACTGGGTTACTAAAGCCTTAACACCTTCAGACTTCTCAGTTGAAGGCAATTCAATCATATTTGAGTTCTTTACGAATTTTTCGTTTGTAGTCGTTCCAAAGAGTGGAGCCAGAGACGCAACACCGAAATCAACGTCCCATTTGTTGTTGCCAGTGAAATGCTCACGGAATACGATTCCGCGCGAAGATAGAAAGTCACGTATTCCCTCGTCTTTGGTGAGGAAGAGTTGGAAGGCATTTTTCTCCGCTACTACCACGTTAGGCTGATATTTAACAGCCCACTCTTGGATTAGGTTTTTAATTTTTTCTGGAGTTGGGTCTGTCATATTACAGACATCAAGAACATATCTCTTCTTGTTATCAACATCTACAGCCACTACTACTGCTGCAGTTGCTCCAGACATAGCAGGGTCAATACCCATAACTACGCGATAGTTACCAGGGTCTTTAGGATAACCTGGTGCGCCAAAATGCAATACCCCAATTTTACGCATACCTTGGATAGAACCTTGTACACATACTGGTGAAAAAATAGAATCGTCTTCAACGTCTTGTTGTTGATAAACCATAGCCCAAGTAGAAGGGGTAACTTCGGAGCGTCTCTGGAATAACGTAGGACCATCCCATTTAGGGAAAAATCCATCTACGTCAGGTGTCGTGTCCTCATCGCCATCCCAAGGTCTGTCTGACCTCGCCCATAGTGTTACCCACTTCTCTGGGTCTTCGTTGAACTCTAGTACTGCTGGCATAGCCAGATATGTGAATGGAGTTTTATTTCCAGACCAGTGCTCAGGGTTTCGAAGTTCTCGATATAGGTCTATAGAACCTATGCGTGTACCTACAACTAAAAGTTTACCATTTTTACCAAGACGAGTTATAACTTCTTTTTGTAACCAGTTAATTTGTTTTTCCCACTCGTGGGCATTGGCACCAGTTATAACGTCATCAAGGATAATCAAGTCGGCGCGAGCACCGTAGATTT